ATGGCTTACGTCAAATTAGTGAAATTTGTATTGCGAATAAAATTTTTAAATTTATTCAATATGTAAATGTAACTGAAGCGAAAAAAGTAAAAGATACGAATGTAACAATTGAGGAAGATGTAAAAGATAAAAACGGGAATATTGTTCAAACTTGTTTTACTAGACCAAGTAATGACAAGCCAGTTCAAATTCTTGTTCGGGCATCATTAATCAATAATGAAAAAACTAAATACAAAAATAAATGGAATCCTGGTGGAATACCTAGTGGCTCGGCTTGTCCATTATCTTTTGAAAAACTTTTAGATTTTTCAAACTTTCTTTTAGCTGGTGAAACCTCAAGAGTTTCCAGTAGCGAAGAGAAAGACAAGACACTTTCACCAAGTGCAAAAAAAATTGACGAGTTAAAAACATCATTAGTAACTGATGTTACATTCACTAACGTTGATTTTCAATTGCCAAAAGATAGTGATGAAAGACAACTACAAGAAAAAACAAAAGAGCATGAAATAACTAATTTGTTAGTTCTTGTTGATAATATCATTAGTAAATTAATAAGTGCTAGTGAATTTGAAGCTCTGTTGAAAGTTTATTTAACAATTGCCACCAACAAAAACTTTGTAAAATTTATTAAAGATAATTACAAAGTAAAGGTTGGTGCTTTTGTTGAAGAGTTCGGTGGACAATGGAATGCTGTTGATCTTGACACTTTAGATTTAACTAATCAAATACAAATTGATACTAGATTAAATCGAATACAAGAAAAAACAGCAAAACCAAATAAACAAAAGCAAATAGTAAATAAAAAATAATCACTTAAAAAGACTTTCACATTTAAACGAACAATAGCCTCGCATGATCTTAAAAAAATCTTGCGAGGCTTTTTTTTTACTCTAAATAATTCTGGTGTCTAATCGTGTCTATTTAAGTTTCCTTAACTTAACATTAAACAAAATCTCATGTGTGACCTGCTGCCATTAAATGTTAACTTTGAAATTATCAAAAAATATCATTCACATTGCCTTTGGGTCTCCAAGTTCCAGATCATAAAAAATTTTAATTAACTTTTACACCATAAAAAGAGATCCAAGAAATAGGTCAGCATTGCTTACCTAAATAAGCTGGGAGAGCTTTTGTTATCATGGGGGTATGCATGGTGCAAGGGGGATACCAGGGTATTCTTATACCAACTCACCAGAAAATCACTAAAAAAGAGTGTTAACTTATCCATGGGCTATATCTATGGGGTTTATTCTATTAATACTCCCGACTATACCTTAGGGATACCCTAGGGATACCTTAGGGGGTACCCTAGTACTACTTGTACGTTTCCCTGTAATATATATATAAACCCCCCCGTCATACCTATAGGTATATTATACACCTGTTTTAGCATTCTGTCAAGGGTTATCTTATGACAAATTGTCGCACCTATTAAAATAGTTAAAATATAGCTTGACAAAAGTCATATTCGTGTGTATAATAGAATCAAGTGCACATTAAAAGGACACACACTAACTACGCATACAACATGCACAAGAGGTCATCACTAATCTGCACTTATAAATTTAGGGGATTCCCTAGGGTTCCCTTATTTACATTATTAAAAGGAATTTAAATTATGGCAGTACCACTTATTGCAGCAGCAATAGCTTATGGTTTACGGGTAGTAGGTCTTAGAATCATTCCCTATTTAGTTAGGGAGGGGACTCGTATGGCTATAAAACGAGGTGGTTCTATTGGTTCACCTACTGTTGCCAGAAAAGTAGGTACTCAAAAGATTACCGAAACAGGTTATATTGTTGTAACAAATAATCCTAATAAATTCAGTTTGGCTCAAAAGATATTTGGTAAAGATAAAGTTTTTAAAAGTGATATCCTGGCTGCTCGGTCTACATCAAGTAGGTCTTATCAAGCAATTACTGAAAAAACTTTTAAAAACCTTTCACCTGAAATTAAAAGGACTGTAGCAGGTCAGATGGATGATGCTGCAAACGGTGTTAGTAGGTTTATTATTAATCCAAAAAGTAACCCTGCAGTTGGTGGCACAAAGGTTACTGAACATTTTAATAAATTATTTGGTCAGAAGATAAAATTTACAGAAAAAACTTTAAAGATTATCGCCAAGGCAGAACAAGGTCCTACGGCTTTAGGTAAAGGAATTATTAAGGCTCCTATAAGAGCTGGAACTACTGTGGGTAAACCTGTATTAGCAGCTAAAGAGGGAACAAAGAAAATTATTAAGGAGTTTAAAGAAAAATTAGTAACACCGAAAATACCAGTACGGACAGGAAAAGAAATTGTAACACAGAAAACTATAACTGAGAAAGCACCTTGGTATGTAGCAATCATGCCTAGATTTTTAAGGACTACTAAAGAAACTTTAAAGCATCCTGATCTTGCAAAAAATATATATGCATCTGAAAGAACAGTTACTCCAGCAATTAGTTGGGGTAAGGTTGCGGCATATGGAACAGCTGCTACAGCGGTTCCTGCAGCTCTTAGTGGTTTAACACCTGAAAAAGAAGATAAAGATATGACTAGGGACTTGGATTATAATCAACTTTTTGGTCAGACAGAATTAGGAGAGAAAGAAGATTTAGATATCCCTTCAGAAATACAAGTATTCAGTGAATAGTAAAATAGAAGATATTCCCTTCAGGGAAATAATGGAAATTGTAAATGCAAAGCATGGATTCTACTATAATCAAGACTCCAAAAAAAAGCTTGACCGCTTCACAGGAAAAGTTTCTAGACGCATTGTTCGGGGAAGCCAAAGGCATTCCAAAAAAGGCTGGGGAGCTAGCAGGATATTCCGAGCATTCGTACCCAAAGGTTCTTAGGAACCTAAAATCAGAAATTGTATCCCGTGCAGAAAGTTATTTAGCAACTCATTCAGCAAAGGCAGCTACCAAGATGGTGGACATGCTTGACGAGGATGGAACAACACCTCATGCTAATATTAGAATGGAAGCAGCTAAACAGATACTGGACAGAATTGGAATTGCCAAGAAGGAAAAGATTGATATTAATATGAAGGCAGTTCATGGATTATTTATACTGCCTGCAAAGGATAAAATTAGAAAAGTAATTGATGAAAATAAGGAAGTTAGCTAGAGTCATTCCCTTTGGATTTAAATCCAGTGAAAATAAGGGACTTCTAGAATCAGTTCCTTCAGAAATAGAAGCTTTAGATAAAGCTAAGAAATATTTAGAAACATGTTCATACCGAGAAGTTGCAGAATGGCTGCACAGAAAAACAGGAAGATATATCTCCCATGTCGGACTTAGAAAAAGAATTAACAGTAGTACAGCCACCAAAGCCGAAGAGGAAAGCCAAGACGAAAGCCAGGAAGTCGGTTCAGGAGATTCTCAGTAGGTCTAGGCAGAAAGTTGCAACTGCAGAACAAAGTTTAAGATCAGCAAAGAGATCCGCAGATTCCCTAAAGGGAAAATATAAAACAATTAATGCGGCTTTAAATGGAAAAGAAACTCAGATTATAGAACAAAATATAATTGATACAGCTTCTTCTAGTGTAAAGCAACATATTGCAAAACAAGATGTTGTCTTTCAACCTAACACAGGACCACAGACAGAGTTTCTAGCCTCAGCAGAACGGGAGGTTTTTTATGGGGGAGCACGGGGAGGAGGCAAGTCCTATGCGATGTTGGTTGATCCTTTACGATACTGCCACAAAGAATCACATAGAGCACTTCTTCTCAGAAGGACAATGCCTGAGTTACGGGATTTAATTAATCATTCCCAACGGTTATACTCAAAGGCATATCCAGGAGCTAAATGGAGAGAGCAAGAAAAAGAGTGGAGATTCCCTTCAGGAGCAAAGATAGAGTTCGGGTACGCAGAGAACATGACAGACGCTTTACGTTACCAAGGGCAATCTTACACATGGATAGGCGTAGACGAACTACCACAATATCCTTCGCCAGATATATATAATTTTTTAAGATCATCTTTACGATCAGTCGATACAGAGATTCCTGTTTATATGAGATCTACAGGTAATCCAGGAAACATTGGTTCACAATGGGTACGGGAGATGTTCGTGGATCCTGCTGTGCCAAATACAGCCTTTGATATTAATATTGATACACCAGGTGGCCTAAAGGTAATTACACGAAGATTTATTCCTGCAAAACTTCAGGATAATCCCTATTTAACTCAGACAGAGGATTATTATGTTATGCTGGCTTCATTACCTGAAGTACAGCGTAAACAATTTTTAGATGGAGACTGGGATGCATTTGAAGATTCTTCATTTCCTGAATTTAATAAGTCGGTACATGTTGTCGATCCTTTTGAAGTTCCTAAAGGTTGGCAGAAATTTCGTGCTGCAGACTGGGGTTATGCTTCTCCTGCTTGTTGCTTATGGTTTGCTATTGATTATGATAATCATCTTTGGATTTATAGGGAACTTTACACAAAGAAAATAACAGCAGATGTATTTGCACGAAAAGTATTGATGTTAGAAAAGGATGAGTATATTCGTTATGGAGTTTTAGATTCTAGTACTTGGTCAAGACGTGGAGACATAGGACCTAGTATTGCAGAGACAATGATTCAGGTAGGTTGCCAGTGGCGACCTTCGGATAGAACACCAAGAAGTCGTATAAGTGGAAAACTAGAAATTCATAAACGGTTGAAACTTAGCGATGATAAAAAGAAAGAGCCAGGTTTAAGATTCTTTTCTACATGCAGAAATTTAATAAGAACTTTTCCTCTTTTACCCCTAGATGAAAATAATCCTGAGGATATAAATACGGATGCAGAAGATCATGCTTATGATGCTTTACGATATGGATGCATGAGTCGTCCTATGCATACAAAATATGCAGAGAGATTTAAGCGTCCTATAAAACCTATGCAGGAAATGTCAGATAGAATATTTGGGTATTGATAAAGGTGTCAAAAAAACGAATAAAAAAACTTCCTGAAATTAACCATAAAAATTTTCCCTATGATCTTGTTTTAATAACATGGGAAGATATAGTATCGTGCTCTGAATGGTCATATATTTCAGAAATAAAAAAATCCAAAACAGCTGTTTGCAGTAGTGTTGGATGGTTAATTGAAAGGAATAATACTACGACAGTTGTTATGGCAGATTTAAGTTTTGAAGAAAATAAAGAAATTAAACAAGGAGGATCATATACTACGATACCAACTAAAAATATACTATCAATAAAAAAAATAAAACTATAAAACTGGAGAACCCATGGCAAAAAAGAAAAAGAAAAATAGAACAATTCAAGATGTCATTGAAGATATCCGAGATCTACATGAAGAAGAAGAAAACTTATTAATAGAACTCGAAGAGAAAACAGATGATTCTGATCTTGATGAAGGAGAATACTAATGGAAATGAATTTCGATCCAAAAGCAAAAGTTAAACAAGGTGATTTAGGTTCGGCTCCTGACGGCAAACAGCCAAATCAGGCACCAACTAATATTGACTTTGATAAACATGCACCCAGTAAAGGCAAGTCCAAAAATTACTTAGCATCTGAAGAAGGTTCTTTGTATAAAGGTGGGGAGTATGTTACTAAATCAGGTTCTGAACATGTTCAGAATCCCTTACTGCAAAAAGCTGATAAAGGAAAGTATTAGTTATGGTGGATAAACCCATACTACCAAAAAAGAAACCATTAAATATAAAACGATTTAAAAAGAATTTAAAAATCGTTGAGAAAAGTGGTGAATTCTTTTCACCAGAATCCAAAGCGTGGATTACAAAAGAGTATAAAAAGAAGATACCTTTTACTGAAAGTGATTTATACGAAGCAACCAGTATTTCTGGAACAATTAAAAAGGCTAAGAATA